GCTGCGGCTGGCAAATGACTTAGGATATAGCGCAATGAACGCCCAGCATTACGGCGTAAGCTGTAGGAAACTAAAGGGGCTGGGCGTAATGCTGGCAGGGATTATGGAGGAGGTAAAGGCTACAAAGTAGCGTGAATATGGGGCAGCTGCTTGCTACGGCCCTTTGGCGGCGCTGTTAGCGGGCGGCCTCTGGTACGATGGCGTTCATGCGGGCGCACGTGCCGTGTGTTGCTACGGTTGCCCGTGGAGTGTCAACGCGCCGATCGGCGTGCGTGGGGCGTGTGACAGTCTGTAGACGGCGGGCGAAAGCCCAGCCGCTACAAGAGGGTTGAGAAATGACGACCAGAGATAAAAGCGACAGACTACACCAGAAAATATATGATTTTCTGCTATACATTTATCCATTGCTAAGCAAATATCCGAAGTATGAAAAATTCAGCCTACAGACAGCGACCAGAAACGCAATACTGGAAATGCTGCAAGACGTTATCAAGTGGCAGAAAACGGCGACGAAAAGCCACCTATATGCAGCAGATACAGCATTGCAGCAAAGTAAGGAATTGCTGCGGCTGGCAAATGACTTAGGATATAGCGCAATGAACGCCCAGCATTACGGCGTAAGCTGTAGGAAACTAAAGGAGCTGGGCGTAATGCTGGCAGAGATTATAGAAGAGGTAAAGGCTACAAAGTAGCGTAAATATGGGGCAGCTGCTTACTACAGCCCTTTGGCAGCGCTGTTAGCGGGCGGCCTCTGGTACGATGGCGTTCATGCGGGCGCACGTGCCGTGTATTGCTACGATTACCCGTGGAGTGTCAACACGCCGATCGGCGTGCGTGGGGCGTGTGACTTAGTGAGAGCATTTTAGGCGCAGTGTTTTACGAAATGCTGGCAAGGACTTTATATTAGGCAGATGCTTAATAGTCTATAGTCAGAGTGGCTGTCCCGCCGCAAGGCAAAGAGAAAAAGTAGGGCTGCTGGTTAGTAGCTGCGGCGAAAGGCAGGAGCTTTTTAATGAAGAGGATAGGATATACAAAAGACCGGGACGGAAAAACAATTACGCTTATTGGGGCTATGGCAGATTGCGGGAACGTACAGAAAGCCTATAATAAGGCGAGAAAATGTAAGAGGTACAGAAAAGACGTACTGATATTTACCAAAGACAAAGAGGAAAATTTAGACCGGGTACGCAATGACATTTTAGGGCTTGCCTATGAGCCGGGAGAGTATCGGTATTTTAAAGTATATGAGCCGAAAGAGAGGCAGATAATGGCGCTGCCATTCTATGACAGAGTGGTGCAGCACGCTATAAACAATGTGTTAGAGCCTATTTTTAACAAACGGTTTATTTCCCATTCTTACGCCTGCCGGAAAGACAAAGGTATGCACGCTGCCTCTGATGCGCTGCAATGCTGGCTATACGACTGGGACAAGTACCATAAAGCCCAGCCACTATACGCAATCAAAGCGGACATACACCACTATTTCCAGAGTATCACGCATGAGATACTTAAGGCAGAAATCAGAAATATTATCAAGGACAAGCAAGCGCTTGTATTGATAGAGCGGATAATAGACCATAACGGGCAGATGCCGGACGGCGTAGGGATACCAGTAGGAAACCTTACAAGCCAGCTGTTTGCTAATATTTATCTCAATAAGTTAGACCAGTACGCAAAGCATACGCTGGGCGTTGGTATGTATGTGCGGTATATGGACGATTTTATAATACTTAGCCCAGACAAGGAAAAGCTGCGGTACTGGCTGGCAGAAATTGAAAGATTTTTAAGGGACGAGCTGCGGTTAGAGCTGAACCCTAAGACAACGATTTTAGCCGCAAAGAACGGAATAGATTTTGTTGGATACAAACACCGGGCAACACATAGGAAAGTACGACCGGATAGCATTAAGCGTATCAAGAAAACCATTAAGAAATACGAAAGAGGAAAGATTACAAAAGAGCAGTTACAAAAGAGTATACAGAGCTGGACGGGACACGCAGGACACGCCGACAGCTACAACTTACGAAAGAAAATAATCATACTGGCGCAGGCAGCGGAAAAGAAAGGGGGCAGCATTTCATAAATGGCAGGAAACGCCTTACTAAAGACGCTGGAAGAACAGCAGAAAACTATACAGCAGCAAAGTGCGCTGATTGTGGAACTGGTAGAGATGCTGGAACAATGGGAGCAGACGGCGGGCTATGATGCAAGAGAACTGAAAGAAAGGGCAGCAAGATTGTGGGTAAATGGTGGAGAAACCGAGACAGAATACGGGTAAGCGGAAATGAGGCGCTGGTAGTAGAACTGGAACGGATTAGAGACGAGGACGACAGACAGAACAAAAGAATTGCAGTTATTGAAGAGGATACAAAAGCAATACATAAGCTGACTGCATCTATTGAAAAGTTAGTGATACAGATGCAGGATATGCTATCAGAACAGAAAGAACAGGGCGAGCGTATCAGACGGTTAGAGGAAGAACCGGGGAACGCATGGAACGAAGTAAAGAAAAAAGCCATTGATACCGTTGTAGGGTTGGTGGCTGGTGCATTGGCAACGGGGCTTATTTACATGATAGCCCAGAATATGTAAAGAAAGGACAAAGCATTATGAAAAAAATTGATTGGGTAAGGAAGTTGACAAGTAGAAAATTGTGGACGGCGGTAGCGTCGTTTGTTTCCATGATGATTGTAGCGACTGGCGGCGCAGAAAATACCGCAACACAGGTAACAGCGCTGATTATGGCGGGGGGGGCTGTGGTAGCTTTT